GGAATGTAGTTTGGTGAAGAGTAATAAGAATTTGAATCGCAAAGATGACGTTTGTTATTTACACGAAATAGATAAGGTAGTGAACAGCGAATTAAATGAATTATTAACGCACTTTGCTAGACTATATATCGAGCAATATCCAATTTTGGAATCTGTACATCTTAAATCTTATGTTAATAAAGTTCAACGCACAGCAATAGGCGGTGGCTTTCATTATTGGCATAGTGAGCAAATGGATGTATATTGTGCAAATCGTGTTTTAACTTGGTCGATGTTCTTAAATGATGTAGATGAGGGTGGTGAAACAGAGTTTCTTTATCAAAATGTAAGATACAAACCGAAGACGGGAAGCCTATTGATATTTCCCGCTTCTTATACACACACACATAGAGGTAATCCCCCAATCTCAAATGAAAAATATATTGTAACTGGGTGGTACAACTTATATGAAGAAGCTAATGATTCCCAGAAGCAACAACTTTGGTAGATAGGAGTATCAGAATGATAGTATCAGCAGTAAAAGAAGATAGAGTGGTAATGATTGATGGTGAAGGTCTTAATTTTGATTATTCCCTACCAGATAATGTTTGGGCAATTCAGTGGGATGGAACAAGTGGTGAGGTCGAATACACCGATGGCACTGAAAACCTACAACTGAATAGTTTTGACGAGTATCAATTCTTGATTGATGGATACGCAACGGAAAAACAACGCCTAGTAGATGTAGCAACGCAAGAAGAAGTAGATAGAGTCGCAAGCCTAACTTACGCAGACCATCGGTCTGAAGCATATCCAAGTCTAGGAGACCAAGCAGATATGCAATTCCATGATTTAGTCAATGGAACTACAACTTGGAGAGATGCTATTCAGGCAGTTAAAGATTTACATCCAAAACCATAAGGAATAACAAATGGAAAAAAGAGTAGCAGCACTAGAAAAAACATCGGACAGACACACCGAACATATTAGTACGTTATTCTCTAAGGTCGACGCGGTTAAAGACAAATTAAACAAGATACAAGGAACGCTAAACCAAATCAAATGGACTTTCTTTGGTGCGGTTGGTTGGTATGTACTAGGAGAATTTGGATTAATGTCTGCTCTTAGGGTGGTGGTGTAAATATGTTTGGGTTTCCTTTAGAAGTAGTGACCTTATTGGCAAGCACATTAGGTGGTGCCTTTATGAAGCTATGGACGGAATCCCGTGCTGATATTCAAGAAGAGAGGATGTATAACTCAAACAACTTTGAGGCATACGAGAAGAGCATGGGCAGGGCTGCAGGTTTAAACAAACCAAAAGACATGAGCATGAAGAAACTATTGGTCGTATCTGTTATGGGTATGGCTTTCTTTATTCTACTTGCACCTTTGTTTGGATTACAAACCCAAGTACCCATAGAAGTCACCGATGGTTTTAAGTTTTTATTCCTGGACTTCACAACCACGGTCACAGAATACATTGAGCTAGATGGAGTAGTAACACCCGACTGGTTAGGACACGCAATATTATCTGTGTTCGGGCTATATTTTGGACAATCAATCGCACGTAGAAGGTAATGAAAAAAATCGGCATAGTAATACCCGATCAGCACTTCCCTATTCACGACAAGAAGGCTTACTCAGTGGTGTTGCAAGCGATAGAACACATTAAACCAGACCTGTTTATTAACCTTGGTGATGTTGGTGAATGGACATCAGTTAATGGGCATCGATACAAGAGACGCAAGAGACCTCCTCTTGAGTATCAATTACCTATGATTGATGATGATATTAAGAAAACCAATGCCGAGATAGACAGAGTTGACAAGGTCTTAGACAAGATTAATTGTAAAGAAAGATACATTCTGGCTGGCAATCACGATGAATGGTTAGATGCTTTTGTAGAAGAGAATCCGTATTTACCCGAATACTCTTTTAGAAAGGCATGTAAGTGGGATGAGAGAGGTTACAAGTACCTACGTTATAACGAAGTTCTAACATTGGGCAAGGCCAACTTTATTCACGGTGCTTATTGTGGATTGAACCACGCCAAGAAACACCTAGATGCTTATGGTGTTAATTTGATTTACGGACACACACATGACATACAAAGGTATTCAGCAACACGATTACAAGATGGCAACATCTCTGCTTGGTCGATGGGCTGTTTAAAGAACATGAGTGCTGAGAAGAACCGCTGGCTTAAAGGCAGATTACATAACTGGAATCACTCCTTTGGCATTATCACTTGGTTCAAGGACAACACTTTTCAGTTGGATGTAATTGACATTATTAAAGGCAAAGCCAATGTATATGGCGAGTTTATTAAAGGATAGGATATGACTTTTAGAGAAGCGATCAATGAAGTATTAATTAGATTGAGAGAAGAGACTATTGCTACCGACTGGTCAGGCAATATTAACGACTCTACAACCGTTACCGATTATCAGAAAGTGGTTGGTTCTTTGGTTAATGATTCAAAGCGCAGTATCGAAGGCTACCATGACTGGCTGGTCCTTAGAGAAACGGTGGACATTGCTACCGTATCAGGAACTAAAAACTACAGTTTAAGTTCGGGCCAAGAGCTAAAGATTGTGGACGTTATAAACAACACCACAGGCACTAATTTAGTGCAAGTGACACGCCACTATATGAACAGCGTAAGATACCCTACAGACCCTACTGGTGAGCCTCTGTACTACAATTTTAATGGGGCAGATAGTTCTAACAATTTAAAGGTGGATTTATCCCCTGTTCCGACTTCTGTTGAGACATTATCCTTCGACATAATAAAGTATCAAGACGAATTAAAAACAGCAAGTACGGTGCTTAAAGTTCCCAACAAGCCTGTGGTTTTAGGTGCGTGGGCAAGAGCCATTGCCGAACGTGGCGAAGATGGAGGAACACAATCCTCTATCGCTGCACAAGAAGCAAACGAATCACTCAAGCAAGCCATCATGCTGGACTCTGGCAATGCACAATACGAATCTGACTGGTATGTTGCATAATGGCTAAACCTTTATCATACCAACCACTAGACAACATTGGTGTCAATGGGCTTAACACCCAAAGCAATCCATCAACACTCGATGCCTCATGGTTGACCAAGGCAGATAATGTAGTGATGAGAGAGTCTGGTCGTATCTCTTTTCGTAAAGGCTTAAAACAACAAGTATTAAAAACGTCAGCCAAGATTGGTTCTTTAACAGAACATAACGATCAAGGCACAAATAAGATATTCGCAGCTTCAGGTACTTCAATCTACACCATTAACTTTACCACACCTGATACCGCCTTCCCTTCTTCTGGTGCTGATGTTAAACACACGGTTACAGGTGCAGGTTCAGACTGGCAGTTTGTCAACTTCAACAAGAGATTACACGTCTTTCAAACAGGCGTTGTACCTCAGAGATACGATGGCTCTCTAGGCTCAGGTTCGAAGTGGACAGCTCACGCAACCAAACCAGCAACCATTACAACCTTTGACCCTTCTTGTGGCATGGGTTTCTACGGTAGAGTTTGGGTGGGTGGTGTCAGCGAAGAAAAGAGTGTTGTGTTTCATTCAAATCTATTGGATGGTGATGATTGGACAGGTGGTGATGCCAGCTCAATAAACCTCAATAAAGTTTGGGGTAACGATGAGATTGTTGCACTAGCGCCCTTCTACGGCAAACTGGTTGTCTTTGGTAAGAATAACATTGCTATCTACAACTCTCCAGAGACAGTAGGAAGCCTAGCACTCGATGAAGTAATTAGAGGTGTTGGTTGTGTCTCCAGAGATTCCGTACAAGCCATTGCTGATGATTTAGTATTCCTTTCAAACACAGGATTACGCTCACTTGGTAGAACCACAGAGAAAGACAAACTTCCTCTCACAGATTATTCCGTCAACATTAAAGATACCTTGATTAGAAATATTGCCCAAAGTTCTATTGTCAAGTCTATTTATGTTGAGAGCGAGGGTATATACATAATGTCCTTTGTTGATAAGAACATTACGTATGTATTTGACTTTAAACACATCACCCCTAACGGTGTACCAAGGGTAACAACTTGGTCGTTTGATTCCGACAGAGAACCTGCAAGTATGGCCTATACCGTTCTTTATGGTTTGTTGGTTGGACAGCAAGAAGGCAGTATAGCTACCTATGAGGGTTACTTTGATGCGGATTATTCTGGCTCTAGTGTCTATGTCAACAACTCTTATACGAGTAGTTTCTCTACGATCTGGGTTAATCTAGGTCAGTCGGTAGCAGCTTCACTTCTCAAGCGATTGTTTATGGTGCTTGAGGGTGGTTCGGGTGCTACGATGGGTCTTAAATGGTACAAGGATTTTCTTTCTACACCGTCTAAAACAACTCAAATACTCCTTAACCCAACAACCACAGGCTCAACAGCTAAATGGGGAGCAACAGGCTCTTTATATGGGGCCAGTAAGTTCACCCCTATTTATGGATTGAATGAATACAAGACTTTTTTAACAGGGTCAGCTAAACACTTAAAGCTGGACATCGACATCGAAAGCAACGGCTATGACGCTGCTCTACAAAACTTAACAATACTACACAAGCAAGGAAAAATACGATGAGCAATTACACAATCGCAGTTGACTGGTCAGGTAAGAACGCTTTATCGGATTCAGACGCTGCCAAGATTATTTCAGGAACGGACTTTAATACAGAATTTACAACTGTACAAACAGCCATTAATTCCAAGGCGAACCTAAATGGTAATTCAAGTGAGGACTTTGCCATCAACAATGGCAC